GTCCCCCGGCCGCAAAACAACCTTCCGGCCGGTTTTTTCCTCATAGTATTTTTCATAGTCCGCGATCATCTGATTCAGGATCCCTTCGTATGTGATCCCATCTATGAAAGAAATTTCAGGCAAATTATAAAGTTTTTGAATTTCATTCTCCATTATACGTTAGCACCACCTTTGGAATCATATTTCCGGCGCCGCCGGACATTTCAAATAGCACTTCTTCCACAACCGCGCGTGGCTCAAATTCGTCTATCAGTTCCATAGCGCTAATTGTATATTTTTGCTGTGCAATATAAGCCGGTTTTGAAATTATATCCGGATCCAGGCCGATCTCGCGATTCATAGGGATTGTTCCCTTTATCAGTGTTAAAAGAAACATGCACTTGTCAAGAATTTCATTCCGAAGTTCTTTTTCATAAGCACCATTTAGAACTATTTTCACTCCATCAATCACCAGCACGGAAACGCCCCCTTTCAATGGTATTCTGTGGCCGATACGGAAATTTCTACCGAAACAAGTTCGCCCCGGTTCCATACTTCCCGGTAATCTTCGTCTATGCTGTCAATCGTCCATTTTCCGCCGCCTACCTTGTGGCCGCCAATGACAAACGGACAAACTTTCCCCTGTTCGCAATAAAGCGTTATTTCATGAACCATATTCCAGGGCCTTACACCGTGACCGGCGACGAATTTCATTTTGAAAGAAACGCTTTGATTCTTTGGCCCCTCAAATTCCCTCTCTGATTTCTTTTTATAGCGATTATGTTCAGAATAAGAAGCCGAAATTGTCCGTTTCATATTGTTGAATGTGCAAATGCGGCGATCACTTGTTTCAAATATCACGTCGCCAAAATATCCGATCACGTATCACACCGCCTTTCTATCCCGGATAACTCCCGTCAACGGTCAAATCGCCGCCTATATGGACGTTTCCGGTTGTGTTTATCGTCTTTGCCTTTATCCCCCCGTCAACGGTCAAATCGCCGCCTATTTCAAGCGATTCAACGTGTAGGGAATGTGTAATAACATCCATGTGCTGACTTTCATAGTCATAACGAATATAGGAACCGTCGCCAAAATCTTTCCGCCAGATTCCTTTTTTCCCTTCCACCGGCTTATTATCATCTGTATACGGTGGAACTAATATCATCCCGCGCGTACCGCCGTTCTGAAGATGTACCACGTAAACAAGTGTGTCAATGTCAGGCATGTTATATTCGTTCGACCATACCGGCATATACGGGGAAGTTGAATTGTCCCGATCTTTATAGACGACTTGCGCCGTCCCATCCTGATAATTTACGGCCGATATATAACCGGCCCTTATTACGTCAGACATTCCCTTTCCCCCTTTTTATGGAATATTTAACACGGTTCCCGGATAAATCCAATGTCCGTTGCTTGACGACGATCGGCCGTGCGCTTTTGCTGCTGATTCAATAGTTCCGGAATTTGCATTGTATATTTGCATGTATTTAGATCCGGAACCTAATTCTTTTGTACTGATTTTCCATAATGTGTCACCGGAAACAATAGTGTATTTCTTTTTCGCTGTGGATGAACTTGAAGCCTTTTTTTTGACCGTCTTTCCGGAATTCACTTTTGCAACGGTAACTCCCTTTATAATTACGCATAAGTGCATTTCAAGCGAACAATGATAACCACTTCCCGGATCTTTATCATGTGTGACGGAATCAATATAATATTTCCCGTCCAGCTTTCCGAAGCCTTCCAGATTGCAGCACTTACTTGCGACAAATTTTGTGTCGCCTTTCAGCTTTATTCTTGCCGTTTGGCAAGCCCTGTTATTTTCTAAAAGTTTCGCCTTTGCTTTTATTTCCGCGTCCTGAAGGCTCTCTGCTGATTCATTCAGCTTTAGGATTCGTTTTCCGGCCCCGATCAGGTACTTATATGTCAAGGTTTTATTCTTTTTAGAATCTGTATAGCTGATCTGTACTCCATCATAGGCCCGTGTCATTTTCTTTTTGATATTCCAGTTGTCAACCTGATTCTTCTTGATTGTCAGGCTTGCTTTTTTACTTTCATATTCCGTCTGATCGAATACAACGATTTTTCGGTTATAAAGTTTCATAGCAAGATTGTATGACGAACACAATTCAAACGCGAAGGATTGATTCGTTTTGTCCGATTGTTCCAGTTCGTCAATCGGATAATCCTGACCGGAAAAATACAGATCCACCCCGGCGGCCTTTGCAATCTTTTTCAAGATCCCTTTTACCGTTGTTTTCTTCCATGTTTTGGATTTTTTCGTTACATTAAAATCTTCCTGGATCGGCGTTGCGATTCCGCCGATCGAAGCGACCGACGGCGGGCCGGAAAAATCCAGATCGTCAATCAGGAAAAAACCGCAATTATATTTCCGGTTGTCCCCGTCTGAACTCCAATTTGTAAGCCGGATCGTTGTCTGTACGTTATCGCCCTGGACGGGGATCCAGCTTCCAGACCATTTCCCGCTTCGGTCATTCAGCTTTAGTTTTACTGTATCAGCCTTTCCGGAAGCGTTATCTACATACTGGAAAGATTCTATGTAATCCGTTATTGTCTTTGTAATATCTTTATCGTTATATTTAACTACAACGTATGATTGTCTTGCTTTCATGGCTTATAATCTCCATTCCGGAATATCTTCGTCGTAATCCTCCGGAAGTTCGGGGATATAAACTTTTGTTCCGGCCGAAAATACATGTATATCTAAAAGCGTGGGATTTCCAGAAAACAAAAAACCAATATATTTTACATCACCGTAAAACTGCCAGGCGATATGATCCCACATATCGCCTTGTACAGTTGTATACATCCTGTTTTCGTCCATATGTCAGCCCCCTTTATGCCATAGCCGTGCGGCCGTTCTGCCAGTTGTGTTCATCCATCATACGCGCGAAATCGGCCTGTGACATTTGAAGCGCCTGCTGCACGTCCTCTTTGTTTGCGTTCCCCTGGATCGTAATTTGCGGCGAAAACACGATTTTTTGTGAATTATCGGAAGAACTATTGTCGTTCGACCGGTTCACGGTATTATTGTTTGTTATATCGCTGTATATTTCTTTTGCCCTGGAATCCACACCGGAAGCCGCAGACTGTTGTATTCTTTCTAGTCCGGCCGCGTCCTGTGCGGCCCTGTCAAGCTGTCCGGATCCGCTGGCGCTGTGTTGCTGTACCGCCGCAGAAACGGCGCTATCCAGATGATTCCAAAACGGATCCAGCGGGATAATTCCTTCAGGCCCGGCTTCCCCTCCGACCATCCCGAAAAGCGTCGGATCTGTCATGATTCCGCCGTTCGCATAGTAAGAAACGGAAAATTGCGGAACCTTAACTTGTGCGTCGCCGGATCCCTGTGTGCTATATGATACTGATACATGCGGCAAGCGCGGGCGCGGAACCGTGATTGTCATATGCTCAAAAGCCGCTTTTATTTGATGTGCCGTATTCCTTGCCGCGTTTACGGCGTATGCGTGTACGCCGCTCCACGCGCTGGCGAATGATCCGCGGTATGAAGCCCATGTTGCCGTTATCGTAGATTGCGCCGTTCTCCACAAGGCGACAAACTGCGTCGTCGTCGCCGTTGTGCTTGATATAACAACCGCCTGGACGCCTGAAAACGTCGTTTGTGCGTTTGCCCGAAATGCGGACATAGGCGCGGAAACAACCGTAAAAGACGCGGCGAATTTTGCCATTGCCGCCGTTGCCATTGAAGCGGATGTTCCCATTGTTGCGGCTCCGGCGCGAAACGCCGCGATTGCTGACACCGCAAGTAAAAGCGCCGTAGAAGCGCCGGTTGCGCCGGTTGTTACCAGAATCAAGCCCGCGCTGGTTGCCATAAGTGCCGCGGATAATGCCGCCCCAGACGCGGCCCCGGCTGCTGCTGCCGCCGCAAATGGCGCGATTGCGGCCGCCACTGGCGCAAATGCAAGCGCCAGTTTTCCCATGCTTGTAATCATCCCGGACGACGATTCCCGAAGGGAATTGATACCATCCGCGCCGGTTGCCGCGCTTGCTGCTATAATTGCGATCGCGGCCGCCACCGCTGCCATCTCAATAGCAAGCGGCGCAAATGCAAGATCCGCGGCCGCCGCCGCAAGTGCAAGCGCACCGAAACCAACCGCAGCGGCCGCCGCACCAGCCCCAGCCGCTACCGCTCCCGCCGTAAATGCAACCATAGCCGCCGAAAACGCCAAAATTGCCGCCGTTCCAGCGATTAAAGGCGGGGAAACGGCCAAAAGTGCCGCCGCAAGTGCTGTCATTGCCGCCGCTGTCAGGTTTCCGGATGTTCCGGCCGCGGCAAGCGCCGCAGACATAACCATTATTGCAGCACCAGCCGCCGCGGATCCCGCGGCAATTATCAGCAAAACGGCCCCCGTTGCCGTAAGCGCAACTGCCAGAACGCCAGAAGCCGCGGCTGCTGCCACCATAGGCGGGGACAACACCAGGAACGCGGCTGCTGCTGGCGCGGCTCCCGCTGCCGTCTGTAAAAGCGCCTGTGTAATCATCCCGGCGGATGTTCCCATTGTTGCGGCCGCAGCCCGGAACGCAATCAATGTAACCGTGATAAGCTGTAAACCGGCTCCAAGCGCCGCCGCACCAGCACCGACCAAAAGCAATGCAGCACCGGCCGCCGCAAGTGCCGCCGCAAGTGCCGCGGACGCTGCAGCGCCAGCCGTAACCGCCGCCGCGAATGGAACGATCGCCGCTGATACCGGCGCAAATGCAAGCGCCAGTTTCCCCATGCTTGTAATCATCCCGGACGACGATTCCCGAAGGGAATTGATACCATCCGCGCCAGCGCCAGCACTTGCCGCGATCACCGCCACCGCCCCGGCAACGGCCACCATTTCAATAGCAAGCGGCGCAAATGCAAGATCCGCGGCCGCCGCCGCAAGTGCAAGCGCACCGAAACCCAACGCCGCCGCACCAGCACCGGCCCCGGCCAATGCAGCACCGCCAGCAAA